CTAGCCGTTGCGACGCAGGAAGCTACGGATGGCGACAGCAGAGATGCGCTAGCCGTTGCGACGCAGGAAGCTACGGATGGCGACAGCAGAGATGCGCTAGCCGTTGCGACGCAGGAAGCTACGGATGGCGACAGCAGAGATGCGCTAGCCGTTGCGACGCAGGAAGCTACGGATGGCGACAGCAGAGATCAGATAGAATCTTCTCCTCCAACCCTGTAACCCCTGCCCGCCCATGAAGCGGGCAGGGCCACCCCGACACGGGCTTGAGCCCGCAAACTTCAAGGAGTTGTTATGAGCCAAAACGTTGAAAACCCGCAGACCCCGGCCAACGGCCTGTATGTGGGCGAAATCCGCCTGCTGCCCTTTCGGCATGACGAATTGCCCTTCGGCTGGCACTTCTGCAACGGCGAGCGCTTTCTGCTCACCTCGCCCCAGGGCGAAGTCCTGAGCGGCCTTTCCGAGAACTTCCGCGCCGACTGGGGCCTGGAGGAAGATCTGTGCAGCATCAGCCTGCCCAACCTGTTCCACGAGGACGGGCGCGGCTGCTTCTTGCGGCCCGTGAACGGCCTGACGCGGCAGGTGGGCGCGCTGGAAGGGGACGCCATCCGGAATATCACGGGCGAATACAACGAATACCAAACAGTAGGTTCGGTAGCAGGATATGGCTTTACAAACGGCGTCTTCACGACAGGACGCGATTACGAGCGCGTAATGGGGGGGAGCTCGGCCGGAGCAGCCCACTCCCTCATGTTCGACGCCTCGCGCGTGGTGCCCACGGCCCCGGAAAACCGCCCCCTGAACTTGGGCATGACGCCTGCCATTTACCTGGGGGTGTAATCATGAACCACTACTTCACTGAAGACGGCCTGTATTCGCATTCCCTGCCCGAAGGTAAAGGGCGCATCCCTCGCAATGCCCGCCGCGCATCCCTGCCCGCCGATCCCTGGACCGGAGTCTGGCCGCGCTGGAACGGCAAGGTATGGGAAATGATTGAAGATCACCGCAAACGTGACGGCGCGCATGCGCAGGAGGGCACGCCGTACTGGCTGGCAGGCGATACGGCGGACACGCCGCCCCGGTATATGACCACGATCGGCCCTCTGCCCGAAGGCGCTCTGACCACCCGGCCTGAAGGCGAGCCCGAAAACGGCTAAGGCCGTCGGCCCTTTCCTTCCCTCTGACCTGCCGGGCGCAAGCCCGGCAGCCAACGGGCGAGGGATGCAACCTCTTTTCTTGCAAAGGACTACGCCGTGATTCTCCGCCCCTATCAACAAGCAATGGTCAAGCGCGCCGTGGATGCACTGACCGCGCGCGGCAACACTCTGGCCGTGGGCAGCACCGGCTGCGGAAAGACCATTATCTTGTCCGCCGTGGCCGGAAAGATCGGCGGCAAGCAGTGTGTGCTCCAGCACCGGGACGAGCTGGCAGCCCAGAACCTGCGCAAGTTCCGCGCGGTGAATCCCAAACGCTCCACGGGCCTGTACACTGCCGACGCCAAGAGCTGGCGCGGTGACACCACTTTCGCCATGACGCAGACCTTGACGCGGCATTTGTCCTCCATTCCCAAGCTGGACGCTCTGATCATCGACGAGGCGCACCACGCCGCCGCCGGTTATCTCAAAATAGTGGAGGCCGTGAAGGACAAAAACCCGGACTGCAAAATTTTCGGCGTCACGGCCACGCCCGCGCGCGGCGACGGCAAGGGCCTGCGCGCCGTGTTCGACAACTGCTGCGACCAGATCAGTCTGCACAGCCTTGTGGCCATGGGCTTTCTGGTCAAGCCGCGTACCTTCGTCTGCACCTTGGGCGGCACGGACGAAAAGCTGGCCTCGCTGCGCAAGACCCGTTCCGGCGAGTACGACATGCACAAGGCCGCCGAGGTGCTGGACCTGGCCGTGCATAACGAGGCTGTGGTGCGCGAATGGCGCAAGCTGGCAGGAGACCGCAAAACCATTGTTTTTTGCTCCACCGTGGAGCACGCCCGCCATGTGCTGGAAGCCTTTCTGGCCCAGGGGGCGCGCGCCGCGCTGGTCACCGGCGACATGCCCGCCGGTGAGCGCAAGGCCCTGCTGGAGCGTTTCGATAAAGTGGACGCGGCCAACGGCGTGCAAGTGCTGGTCAACGTGGCCGTGCTTACGGAAGGCTACGACAGCCAGCCGGTGAGCTGCGTGGTGCTGCTGCGGCCCTGCTCACAAAAGTCCGCCATGCTCCAGATGATCGGCCGGGGGCTGCGCGTTGTGGACCCGGCGATCTATCCCGGCGTGGTCAAGAAAGACTGTATCGTGCTGGATTTCGGGCGCTCCCTGGTCACGCACGGCGACATGGAAAGCAAGGTGCGCCTGGACGACAAGCCGAAAACCTGTCCCGAGTGCGGGGCGGAGATTCCTCGCGGAGTCATGGAATGCCCCATCTGCGGCCATGCCTTCAAAGCGCCGGCACGGGGCGCGGGCGGCGATCCTGACGGCGAGGACGGCCCTGAGGCCGTGAGTAACGTGTCCATGGAGGAAGTGGACCTGCTCAACGCCTCACCGTTCCGCTGGTGCGATATCTTCGGCTCCGGCAAGGTCATGCTGGCCAGTGGTTTTGAAGCCTGGAGCGCAGTGTGTTCGGCCGATGGGGATGCCTGGCTGGCCTTGGGCAGGCTCAAGGGAGAAAGCGGCCTGCGGCGTCTGGGCGTGGGCGAACGCATCCCGGCTCTGGCCGCCGCGGACGATTTTTTGCGCCTGAACGAAAGCGACGACGCGGCCAAGAAAAATCGCCGCTGGCTCAACGACGCCTGCACGGACAAGCAATGGGGACATTTGCAGCGCCTGGGCTATGGACAGGGCAACATGCTTTCCTTCACCAAATACAGCGCGGCCTGCACGCTCAATTTTTTCTGGAACCGCGGACTCATTGAAAGGGAACTTCTGCATGATTGATCTGAAGATGCTGGGCCGGTCGCTGGCCGATGCCGGGCTTATGGGCAGGAGTTTCGCCGCCATGAGCGAAGCCGAGGTGCGCCAGGTGGCCCGCATGATTCTGGACCACAGCAAAAAACGCTGCATCCTTTGCGACCAGTGGGAGAAGGTTCCCGAAGCCCCGTGGTGGATAGGCAGGTGCCGCATCGGCGGGCATGACATCAGCAGGGACAGCTTTTGCACGCTCATCACTGACGAACCGCCGTTTTAAGCGCTCATGGTGCTGCGGAGGCGGCTATCCAGCCGGGAGCGCAAGGCGCTCTATCAGAATTATCTGAAGACGGGGCACTGGCGGCAGCGGCGGGAGCTGGCCCTTGAGAGGGCCGGGCGGCGCTGCCGGGAGTGCGGCAAAGGCGGGCCGCTGGATGTGCACCATCTGACCTACGCGCGGTTGTTTCAGGAGAAGGACGAGGACTTGCTGGTGCTCTGCCGTGACTGTCACGGCAGACGGCATGGCTACAGAGGAGAAGAAGACATGCAAGATTTTACTATGCGCAATACCGGCGGTCGCGTGGCCTATCTGGTGGATACGGCCATGCTGCATGTGCAGGAGGCGGCCGACGCTGAACGGCTGGCCGCGCGCACGCCGCGCATCGGGGCGTCCCGGCTGGGCGAATCCTGCCTGCGCAAGCTGCAATATGAATTTTTCAAGGCCCCCAGGGACAAGCCCTTTACAGGTAAGGCCCTGCGTATTTTTCACCGTGGCCATGAAGGGGAAAACTGGATGGCCCGATGGCTGCGCCAGGCCGGTTTTGATCTTTACACGCACAATGCCGATGGCCAGCAGATATGCTTCCGCGCTCTGGACGGCAAAATTCTGGGCTACGCCGACGGCGTGCTGCGCGCCGGTCCGGAAGAGTGCGGGCCGTATCCGCGCCTTTGGGAAAACAAGGTTCTCGGTGCCAAGGGCTGGAACAAGGTAGAGCGCGACGGGCTCAAGAAGGCCTATCCCGTTTATTACGGACAGGCGCAGCTCTATATGGCCTATTTTGAACTGACCGGCGCCCCCGCGTTGTTCACGGCGCTCAATGCCGACAGCATGGAAATCTGCGCCTTGGACGTGCCCTTTGACGCCCCGGCGGCTCAGGTGCTTTCCGACAGGGCCGTCAACCTGGTCAGGGCCTGCGAAGCCGGGCAGTTGCTGCCGCGTTGCGCGCAGGATGAAACATGGTTTGAATGCAAATTTTGCGACTGGCATCAGCGCTGCTGGTCCGGCCAAGAAATTTGAAGCCGGAGCCGGCAATCATGAACGCCGTCTTCGCTTCAAGAATTGTGACGAAGGAAACTACGCTTGAAGGCAGCATGCGTAACGACACGGGTGCATCGGCGCAATCGCTGTCGCCATCCGTGCGTCAGCCGTTCGAGCGCGGTGAGTTCCTGATGACGACAGCAATTGGTCACGCCAATGGGCAGCCGACAAAACTGCTTTCGCCATTCGTAAGGCTCGGAGACTCGCCGACGACTGGCGCAAGCCCTGCGGGCAACGGCTGGTGCGACTTCAACACGGCCGCGCGGCAGGATGCCCGGCCCGCTCGCAACCGGGCCCATGGCGTTGCGAATCCCGCCGCCGCGTTCCGTGAGTTCCTGCTGTCACATGGATTGCACCCCGATGACAGCGTCGTTCCCACCGGAAACCGAGTGCAACGGTGCCCTGTGGATGACGACAAACCCGGCCGGACGTCCGGCTGGTATGTGCTGTATGTGGACGGCCTGCCCGCCGGAGAGGCGGGCGACTGGAGAACCGGCGAAAGCTGGACGTGGTGCGCAAAAGAAAAAGACTCGCTCAGCCTTGAGGAGTTGAAAATCGCACAGGCGCACCTGGAGCGCTCCCGCAAGGCGCGGGAGCAGGAGCGCGCGCGGCTTGCCGCTGAGGCCGCCGCGCGGGCCGCTGACATCTGGGCCAAATCCAATGCGTGTGAGGCCCATCCTTACCTGAGCGCCAAGTGCAATGCGTCCTGTGGGCTCAGGCTGTCGGCCGGGAAACTGTTAGTACCGGTCATGGACATGGCGGGGACAATGCGTTCCCTGCAATTCATCGACGCCGGCGGGAACAAGAAGTTTCTCTTCGGCGGCGCCATCGCCGGATGCTTTCACCGCATTCCCGGCACAAACGACGTTGTGGCCGTGGCCGAGGGCTACGCTACGGCGGCGAGCATTCACATGGCCACGGGCTGGACCGTGCTGACGGCTTTCAATGCGGGCAATTTGCTGCCTGTGGCGCGGGCCTGGCGCCAGGTTCATCCCGAATGCCGTATGGTCATCTGCGGTGATGATGACCGTTGGACAAAAGGCAATCCTGGGCGCGCCAAGGCCGAGGCCTGCGCCAGGGAAGTGGGGGCTGCAACGCTGTTTCCGTCCTTCGCGTCGGGCGCGGGCAGGCTCACGGACTGGAATGACCTGCACCAGCGTGAAGGGCTGGAGGAGGTGAAGCGGCAGTTGCTGGCGGGCGCGGGCCAGCGGAAGCGGGACATCCGGTCATGGGGCCTTGAGCGCTTTGCCGGGCAAGCTCCGGAGCGACGCTGGCTTGTGGAGAATATCATGCCCTGCGGCGCGGTTTTTGTGCTGGCCGCCATGGGCGACGCCGGCAAGGGCATGCTTACCCTGGATCTGGGGCTTAAGGTGGCGGGCAAGACGCCGCTGCGCAGGGGCAACGGTGGCGAGCGTGACTTTAACCCTGATCTGACCGCCTTTGGGAACCGCATTTTGCGGCAGGGGCCGGTGGCGGTCATTTCCGCCGAGGACAGCGCCGATGAGGTGCATCGTCGTCTCCAGAGTATCGGCGTGGGTCGGGCCCGGGAGATGTATGTGCTGCCGCTGCCCAACGCCGGGGGGCCGCTGCCGGTCATCGTGCCCGGCAAACACGGCCCGGAGCTGTCCGCCGACTGGCTGGAGCTGCGCGCCCAGCTTGTGGAACTGCGGCCTGCGCTTATCGTCATTGACCCGCTGGCCAGTTTCGTCATGGCGGATATCAATACCGATCCCGCCGTGGGAGCTTTCACCATGGGACATATGGCGCAACTGGCCCAGGAAACCGACGCGGCCGTGGTGCTGGTGCACCATCTGGCCAAGAGCAAGGCCAACGTGGTTACGCCGGAAGAGGCCCGCGCCCTGATCCGGGGCACCTCGGCCATCGTGGACAACGCCAGGGCGGCTTATGTGCTCTGGGGCGTAGAGGAAAAGGCGGGCAGGGCGGCCTGCTCCGCGCTGGGCGTGGAATGGGCGCGCAACAGCGTCATGAAGGGCTGTCTGGTCAAAAGCAATGGCCCAGGTGACCGGGAGATCAAGACTTGGATACGCAACAAAGCGGGACTGCTGGAGGTGCGCAACGAGCAGTTGCGCAGCGTCGCCAGGGAGCGCACGCCCGCGCTGCTGGACAGCCTTGCGGCGGCCTGCGCCGAAGCCGCGCAACGGGGACAGCCCTTTACCAAAACCGGGGCCAACGGCCTGTTTACGCGGCGGCAGGAATTGCCCGCCGAATTGCGGTCCCTGGCGCGGCACCCCCTGGAAACCTATGCCCAGCGGCTTCTGGAAGCAAAACGCCTGGTGCTCTGCATCGCCAAGGGCAGCACCAGCAAGAAATGGCTGGACGTGCCGGACGGCGACTTTGCCCTGGGCATGGGGCAGTTCGCCACCGGCGCGACGGAGGATAAGGAAAATGATTCGTAACACCGTTCCCGGCGTTCCCGGAAAAGTCTTCCCGGAAGATATCAGGAAAATTAGAGCGTTTTGATATTGAAAATATCTCAACGCTCTGTGCGGATTTTCTGTGAAAATCCGCACCGCGAAAGTATCGCAAGGCGAATTTGCTTCGCCGTTAAGCGATAATTTCAAGCGCAAAATGCTCTAAGATGTTAAAAATAATTCCCGGCCATTCCCGGAAAAACATTTCCGGAAATTTTGCGACATCCCCGAGGAAAAGCGCCATTCCCGGGAACGTTTCGGGAACGGCCGGGAACGCGGGAACGTTTTTATAACCTATTGAAATTAAAGAAAAAAATTGCACACCCAACGACGGGGGGTAATATATAGGCTTTAGCCTATATATACCCCACCCCGGAGGAGGGTGTGCAGGGTGCGGGAACAAAGGAGCGGGAAAATGTGCGATTACGAATACTCCGTGGCCGTGGTGGCGGACAATCCCGGCGTGTACGGGCGGCAGTGGTGGGAACAAGAACAGCGGGCCGAGGAAAAAGGTCTGCCGGGAAAGGGAAAAGCGGAATCCGTGGGGGAGGTGCGGCATGACGGCGAATAACAACGCGCGGCCTGTGGTGGTGAGCTATACGCCCAAGATTCTGCGGAACATGACCGAGATCTGCGAGGAGATGGGCGTGGGGCCGAAGACGGTCAAAAAGTGGGTGGAACAAGGTGCCCCCATCGCCGTGGGGGGCGAAGGGGGCAATTCGCGCTACAGTGCGGAGGCGGTCAGGCTTCAGGCCTGGAGGACTGGGCCGTGCGAAACCTGAGCGTGGCGCTACACGGGCAGGATTTCCAGGCGAATGGGCTGGCCCACGGCCTTGGCATACCGGGCGATGGTTTTCAGCGAGATATTCTTGCCGGATTCTATGCGGGCGATGGTGGACTGGGTAACCCCCATCTTACCGGCGACATCGGCCTGAGTCAGGCGGGCGTTGGCACGCGCCTGAATGAGTGCGCTGGCAATGGAAAATTCCTGATCCAAAGCATCGTAGGCAGCCCTGAACTCTTCATTGCGCATCAGTTCGGGCAGTTCGTCGAGAACACGCTTGCGCATATCAATCGACCTCCTTCGCCCTTCTGAGGGCCAATTTGATTTCTTCCTGTGGTGTCTGCTGCGTTTTTTTGACGAATGAACGGACAATGACCACACGTTTGCCAGTGGCGGTTACATAAATGCTCCGAGCAATGCCGTCCCTGCCGCGTCCACGTATTTCCCATAATTTCTCCTGTAGGTGCCTGACATAGGGCATCCCTACACGCTCCAAGCCGTATGCTTCGATTATTTCAACGATTTTGAGCATAGAAGCCAGCATGTCGGGAGGCAAAGCGAGAAATTCATTTCGCACAGTCTCGTTGAGGTATTCTACCGTCCAGTTCATGATGAAAATATCGCATATATGCGATGAAGTAGCAATGTCTAAAATGTTGTCAACCCCTCCCACGCTATGCCCACGCCCCTCCCACGCTTATCCTACGCTTACCCAGCCCGGAGTGCCATGCTACGCTTTTGCCAAAAGCAGGAGCGTAGCCCATGCCCATCTTCACCGATTTCATCAGCGCCTTTCTGACCCGCATGGAAGAGCGGCATTGCGTCGCCTACATCCCGTGTAAGCGGCGTAATTTCGACGGCCACGGCAATGCCGGTGACTGCGGCGAACCCGTCGGCCAGTCCGGCGTGACCATCGGCGCGGGCCTGGACCTGGGGCAGCAGGGAGAAGCCGATTTGCGCCGTATGGGGTTGGAGATGGAACTCATCAACCTGTTCCGCCCCTATCTCGGCAAAAAGCGGCACGGCGCCGTGGCCGCCCTGGGCAAGTCCCCCCTGACCATCACCGAATCACAGTGCGACGCCGTGAACCGCGCCGTGCATGCCGACTATATCCGCCGGGGCGCCGACCTCTATGACCGCTATACCGAAAGCAAGTCCTTTGCCGACTGCCCCGCGCAGGCCCAAGCTGTTATCGTATCCCTCTTTTATCAGCTTGGCTTGCCGTTCCCCAGCGCTGACCGTCACGGCTATCCCGTGCTTTACGGCCATCTGTGCCGTGGCGACTGGCAGGCCGCCGCATTGGAGCTGAAAACGGGATTCAAAAAATACATCTACCGCCGCCGTCAGGAAGGCGAACTGCTTGAGGGGATTGCCTGATGTTCGACCTGCTCAAGTCCTTGTTCGGCATCGGCGGAAAAGCGTTAGATAAAATTTTTCCCGACCGGGCCAGGCTCCAGGAAAAGAACCTGGAGATCAACGCGGAAACGGAGCGGGCCAGCGGCGGGCGCATGACTCCGCGCAAGCTGCTCATGTATGTTTTTGCGCTGGGCCTCGCCTGGGAACTGATGGTCAGGCCGTTCATCGTCACCTACTGGCCTGCGGCGACATTACCACCGTCCATGCTCAAAGAACTTATGGCGGCGGCCTCCGCCATGTTCGGCATGGGGTTCTGACGTGAGCGCCACGGCAGAAGAGCGCCTGGCCCGCATCGAGGCCCAGCTCGCCGGGCTCAACCAGCGTCTGGACGAGGTGGTCATCAGCCAGCTCAGGGACCACGGCAAACGTCTGGCCGCCCTGGAGCGGCGGCAGATCTGGGTGGGCGGCTGGATCGCCGGGGCCGGGGCCGCGGGCGCGGGCCTGACGTATCTGGTCAAATTTCTGGGAGGGCTGTGACACTCTCTCGGAGTATGCCGGGATATCGCGTTTCCACTGTTGAAAACGCATTTACCAAACCTCACACAGCAACAATCTACCATTGGAGGGAAAAACATGAGCCAGCAATGCGACTGCGAAAAAGCGACTGTGAGCGTGCCCGTGCGGGGCATCACGCTTGCCCTTGATGAGGAAACCCTGGCCGGTATCGTGGGCACCGGCTCGCCTGTTTCCCCCATCGACAGCGTCAAGCTGATCGAAGGAGGGAACAATCAGACCGTGGCCCTGCCCGAGGGCGGCACCTGGGCCTGGCTGTGCCAGCGGGTTGATGTGAATTTCAACAATATGAGTGGGGTGAAGGTTTCCAGAGGTTTCTCCGGCGCCGGAATTGCTAAGGGGGGGACCATTGTGAGCCCCAAGGCTGGACTCGGGTATGCCTACCAGGTCGTCTGCATGCGTGTGGGCTAGCGGGCCCTGCAAAAAGACTGGGGGCGTCGTCGTAGATCCCAATTTGAGCGTGAGAACGGCGGCGCCCCTGATGAAATTGCTCCCAGATCTGGAGCGGATCGCAACAGGGCGCGCCCGCTGACAAGCCTTTTTGCCCCATTGCCGTTTTCAACCAACAAAGGACAATATCAATGAGCCAGACTGAACAGCATTGCGCCTGTGATCCTTCCAATCTTGTCATGCTGCCCGTGCGCGGCTTCGGCCTTGCCGTGGACCCCAGCGGCCTTGTGCCCGCACCCGCCCCGGTGCTGACCTGCCGTGAGCGGGTGGACCGGGACATGCACATCTATATCAACGGCAACCTTGAAACGTCCGGCGACGGCCTGAGTCCGGAAACAGCGGTGAAGAGCTATGCGGACGCCGTGCTGGCCCTGTCGAAGTACGACGGGTGCAATCAGCACGCGGCGCATCTGCATTTTCTGTCTCTGGAGGACACGGAGGCAACCTATCCGGATTTTACTGTATTTTCTAATACATACAGCACGTTTACATCACTTCGTATCAGCGGGGAGTCCTACGAAACGACGCATCTCGGCGTCTGCTCATTCCAGATGGGAACAGTCATTGCTGTCTCTGAGGTCAGTATGCGCTCCCTTGCCTCTCTTGGATCGCACACATCTATTTCCGGCGATGTGGCTTTCAAGGCGAACGGGGTGAGTTATGCGATGAACGTGAACTACGGAGGCTGCCTCTACATTCTGGAAAATGTGAATGTCTATTTCCATGCAGGCTCATGTACAGCTTACATGAAAATCACAAGTTCGATGATACTATTATGTGAAAATTCAAAATTTCATACAATTGGAAGTATTGCCGCGAGCGTAGCCTTCCTTTATGTCCAGTATAATGGCTCGATTACAATCGGAAATACTGTGGATTTTTCCGGATGTACATCTGTTTTAGGTAGAAAATACTATTTGATGGGCCTGTCATATATTAATTCAAACGGCACCACGTTGCCTGGGACGCAGGCGCCCATGCTGGAAACCGGCAGCATTTACGTCTGATTTTCTGAAATCCCGTGCGGCACTTCTCCACTACAACCTTGTACTATTATAAGGAGTTTTACATGTCCCAAGACAATCACTGCGCCTGCGGCCATCCCGAACTTGTCATGCTGCCCGTGCGCGGCTTCGGCCTTGCCGTGGACCCCAGCGGCCTTGTGCCCGCGCCCGCCCCGGCGCTGTCCTGCCGCGAACGCGTCGATCAGGACATGCACATCTACGTTGACGGCAACCGCGGCGAGTCCGGCGACGGCCTGACGCCGGAGACGGCGGTGAAAGATGTTTCTGACGCCGTATTCGCTCTGTCGCGTTATGACGGCTGCAATCGGCACCATGCATACTTCCACCTGGCCTCTCTTGAGAGCCCGGACGCGACCTATCCGGAGATAGCCGTCGGCCTCGGCAGCTACACCACGTTCGGTGCGCTGCATATCAGAGGCGAGTCTCATGAAACGACCCGCCTGTGTCGGTTCAATAACCAGGTGGGTTCATTGGTTTCGCTCTCCAACATCAGTGTTGCTTATACGCAGACGGTGGCGTCGTGGTTGGCGATCGAGGGCAAGGTCGCACTCCGGCCCACGCCGGAGCAGTCCTCCGCGTTTCATGCGACATGGGGCGGATGCGTACGCTTTTCCGAAGACGCGGAAATATACCTTTATCCGGGGGAATATATGGCTGTGTGCGCCACCAGCCATGGGATGATCGGCAGTGGGGAAAGAGTCAAATTCCGCACGCTGGGCAACATCAATCTCAACAGCGGGTTCGCCTTGGCCTTGCATTGCGGAAGCATACAGTTTCCGGCCAGCACGGACTTTTCGGGCTGCACCGCTGTCACAGGCCGCAAATACTACCTCGAAAAACTTTCCTGTCTTTGTCTGGATGCCGGGATATTGCCCGGTTCCGTCGCTGGTGAAGCAAAGAACGGCAGCGTGTACATCTGATTACCCGAAATTTCCCCCCCCCACGGCGGACGGCAGGCCTGCGGTCGGGCCGCCCGAGAAGAGCGAGACAGCCATGGCTGGAAGAAAAGAAAATCTCAAGTCCCCGCGAAGCACGGAGGAAGCACGGGAGCGCGGACGCAAGGGCGGCGTCGCCTCCGGACAGGCCCGGCGTAAAAAGCGGGCCCTGCGCGAATATCTGGAAGCGCGTCTGGAAATCATGACCGGCGATGTGAGCACCGCCGAGGCCATTACCGCAGCCCTGGTGGACAAGGCGCTTTCCGGTGACATGCGGGCTTACGAAACCATCCGCGACACCCTGGGGCAGAATCCCAGGCAGATGGTTGAAACCGAAGTCTCCGGCGGGCTGGGCCTGCACCATGAGGTTACACCTGTGGTGGGCGCTCTTTTGGCTCGGTTGGCGAAAGAAGAGGAAGGCCAGGCATGACGGAACGCGAGCGAGCCCAAGCCGCTTACGCCCAGGCGCGCCACTCCGAAGACCTGCGGGCTCTGTGCGCCGGAGACCTTTTTTTCCTGCTGGTTCACGGCATGGGTCGGGCGGACATGGACAACGACTTTTGCTTCGCCCGCTGCCGCGAGGTGCAGGCCGTGCCGGACGGCTGCCTGGATCTCTGGGCGCGCGAGCACTACAAGTCCACCATCATCACCCTGGGGTTGACCATTCAGAACATTCTCAACAATCCCGCTCTGACCGTGGGCATCTTCAGCCACACTCGCCCCATTGCCAAGGCCTTTTTGCGCCAGATCAAGCGTGAGTTCGAGACAAACCGACTTTTGCGAGAGCTCTTCCCGCACATCCGCCCGCCGGGCAGGGGAGAATCCCGCACCTGGAGCGAGGACAACGGCATTGTGGTGCGGCGGGAAAACAATCCCAAGGAAAACACCGTGGAAGCCTGGGGATTGGTGGACGGCCAGCCTACGGGCAAGCATTTCGACCTGCTGATCTATGACGACGTGGTGACGCTGGAAAGCGTGAGCACGCCTGAACAGATCGCCAAGACCACCGAAGCCTGGCGCCTCTCGCTCAACCTGGGTGCGCGCGGCGGGGCCCGGCGCATGATCGGCACGCGCTACCACGCCAATGACACCTATGCCGAGCTTACCAAGTCCGGATCCGTGTCCGTGCGGCTGCATCCTGCCACCAGCGACGGCACATTTGAGGGCGAACCCGTTTTGCTGCCGCGTGAGGTGCTTGATGAAAAGCGCCGCGACATGGGGCCTTACGTCTTTGCCTGCCAAATGCTGCAGAACCCGCTGGCCGACAAGGCGGACGGCTTCCGCACGGAATGGCTGCGCTACTGGCGGCCCGCTGAAAATCTCTGGCGGCCCATGAACCGCGCCATCCTTGTGGACCCCGCAGGAAGCAAGAAAAAGGCCGGCGACTACTCCGTATTCTGCGTTGTCGGCTGGAACGTGGACAAGGGACTGTATCTCATTCACGCCGAGCGCTCCCGGTTGAATCTCACTGAGCGCACAGCAACGGTGTTCCGTCTGGCGCGGGAGTTCGATCCGCTCTTTGTGGGCTATGAGCAGTACGGCCTGCAATCGGACATCGAGCATATCCAGGGCGAAATGGACCGGCTCAATTACCATTTTGCCATCCGCCCTCTTGGCGGCAGGACAGCCAAAATCGACCGCATCAGGCGGCTGATTCCGTGGTTCGAGCAGGGACGGCTTTTTCTTCCGGCACAGGCCGGCTTCAGGGACGGGGAAGGCCGCATCCGCGAGTTTACCCGGGAATTTGTGGAGGAAGAATATGAGAGTTTCCCGGTCTGCATCCATGACGACATGCTCGACTGCCTGTCCCGTGCCGTGGACCCGGAAGTGAGCGTGCCCTTTCCCGACGGGGCGGACGGCCGTAGCGCCGTGGAAAAAGAACTGGACCGCATACGCGAAACCAACCGGGCGCTGAATGGAGAGCGCCACGGCCTCAAATACGGCTATACGGCCGGATCGGGGGCGTCATGGTGACATATCGCTTCGTGGAGGCCGACACGCCCGCGCTGCGCCGTCTGCCCTTTGAGCGCATGGAGTCCGAAGGCATCGCGCGGGCCGTGATCTGGAACCGTGTCGATCCCTGCCTGCTGGACTGGCTGGAATGCGTCAATCCCCAATATGCGTTCTGCTGGCTGGCCCATGACCGGAATAATGCCCTTGCGGGAGCCGTCTGGCTCAATCCTGTCATGGGCCTGTGCGGTTGCGTGCATTTCTGCATCTTCAAGGCGGCGCGGCCGGACTGGAAAAACCTCGGGCGTCAGGCCATAGCGCATCTGTTCCGGGCGCGGCCGCTGGCCGGACTGCTGGCCGTCTGGCCCGCGCACTACCGCTCTGTGACCAGGGCGGCCAAGGCCTGGGGTTTCGGCAAGCCGGTGTTGCTGCCCAAAGCCTGCCACATGCCCGGCGTCCATAACCCGTCACGCTGCCGCGACGGCTTCATGGCCGTGCTGCAACGGAAGAATTTCAACCTGGAGGCATAACTATGGGCAGTGTGATTTCATCCATTTTCGGCGGCGGCCAGAGCAGCGCTCCGGCTCCCGTGGTCTACGAGGCCGAGGCCGCGCCGCGCGAGGCGGAACAGGAAGCCGAAGCCTCCACTGTGCGCGACGAGGAAAAGCGCAAGCTGCGCCAGCGGCGGCAGATGGGCGGCACGCTGCTCACGTCGCCCCTGGGCGTTACCGGCGGCGCCGACAGTGCGGGGGCGTCCCTGCTGGGGCGCTCCGGCCTGGACGGTTGAGGGTTGCGCTCATGGATTTGAAAGAGGTCAAGCAACTCGTCGGCCATCTGGAAAGCCTGCGCGCCAAGCGTCTGGCCCAACAGCGCGAACTGGGGCGGCTGATCCTGCCCTCGCGCGGGCTCTTCCAGGGCGAGGACGCGGAAAGCCTGCGCGAGTCCAACCTGTTCAATCCGGCGGCCAACCGCGCCTTGCGCAAGGCGGCCGCGGGCATGACCCAGGCCATCACTCCGGCAGGCAATCCCTGGTTCAAGCACGCCTTTCTGCTGCGCTAGGACCGTGAGGCCACGGGCGGCAACGAGTATGTGGATACGGTCGACAACATGCTGCGCACCGTGCTTTCCGCCGGGGGCTTCTATCGGGCCATCCATTCTTTCAACAAGGAGTTGTTGGGCTTCGGTTGCGCTCTCCTGGGTTGCGAGGAAAGCCCGCGCACAGTGGCCCGCTATTTCTGCCAGACCTGCGGCACGTACTGCGTGGCCCTGGACGAGGACGGCAATCTTGACGCCGTGGCCCGCCGCCTGCTGATGACCCCGCGCGAGCTGGCCCGGCGCTTCGGCGAGGACCGTCTTTCCGACGTAAGCCGCCAGAAGCTGAAAAAGGATTCGTATGATCCCGTAGCCGTGCGCCATGTGGTCCAGCGCCGGACGGCGCGCGATCCGGAGCGCGCTGACCGGAGCAACATGCCCTGGGGCTCCTGGTGGTATGAGGAGGGCGGCGCGGCCGACTTTCTGGACGTGGGCGGTTTCCGCTCCATGCCTTTCTTTTTCACAGTCTGGGAGGAAGCGCGCGGCGTGTACGGCACCGGGCCCGGCGACGAGGCCCTTGCCGACCAGAAAGGCATTGAAGGATGGGAATTGCGCAAGGCCGTGGGCGTGGAAAAGATGATCGACCCGGTGCTTGTGTCGCAAGGGCCGCTCAAGGCCTATGTGGACACCTCGCCGGGGGCCGTCATCCCCTCCGGCGGTTTCGGCGCGGACAGCCTCAAACCGCTCTATGAAGTCAATTTCGGCCCGGCCGTCCAGCATGTGCAGGAGGAGATCAACCAGATTTCCCTGCGTCTGGAAGACGTGATGATGGCCAACATCTTCGCCAGCATGAGCCTGGAGACGCGCCCGGCGGGCATGACCATGACCGAGTACATGGACCGCCGCAGACGCAGCGCCGAGCTCATGGGCCCCACGGTGTCCGGTTATGAGCCGCGTATCCTCTCCCCCGTGCTGGAGAGCACTTTCGGCCTGCTGGAGGAATACGGCCTGCTGCCCGGGCCGCCGGACGGCCTCTCGCCCTTTGCCTCGCTCAATGTCTCCTATCAGTCGCCCATGGCTCAGATGCTTGAGCAGGGCGGGGCAGTGGCCATCCAGAGCCTTTTCGAACTGGCCGCGCCCATGCTGCGGGCCGTACCGGACCTGGCGGACAAGATCGACTTTGAGCAGGCCATTGACGAGCTGGCCCAGCGTCTGGGCGTGCCCGCGTCGGTGGTCCGCTCCGATGAAACCGTGGCAGCCATGCGGCAGCAGCGGGCTGAAGCGCAGGCCGCTCAACAGCAGCAGATGGCGGAAGCGCGGATGCTTCAACAGGTGGCGGCCCTGGGCAATGTGAAGACGCAGGGCACTGTGGCCGGCGAGGTTATGGGAACAACGCAGGGAGGCGAGTCCGCATGAAGACGCCCGCAGAGGTGGCCGCCGAACGGCAATCTCAGGAAGATGAAGCCCGCCAGGCGCGCGTGGACCTGCGCGACGTGCTGGACACGGAAGCGGGCTGCCGCGTCTTTGCCCGCTTGCTGCATGAATTGGGGGTGGATTCCCCCATGAAAAATGAAACCGACATGCGCCTGCGCAACGCGGCGGACTGGCTGCTGCACCAGGTTGCGGCCGCCCATCCCGCGGCCTGCCTGCGGCTTTTGGCGGAACTGCGCGGCATAGGCGGCGCTGAACTTTTGAAACAGGAGGAAACTCATGCCTGAAGACATCATCCCCGGCGCGACGCCCCCGGAAGGCGGAGAATCCGCGCAGGGAAGCGCGGCGGCCGCGCAGCGGAGCGAGCCGGAAACCACGCTTTCCGGCGAAGCGAGAGCGAGTGCGGCGCAGGAACGCGCCGCCGAGCATCATCCCGAAGACTGGCGTTCCGGGCTTCCCGCCGCCTGGGCCGACAAGCTCAAGGACGTGGCGGGCGAAGAGGATGCCGTCAGGGCCCTTGAGCGCGGCCTGTCCTACACGCCCGCGCTCAAACCCGAGGATGTGGAGCTGAACTATCCCGACGGCATTCAGGTGGACGAAGGCGTGCGCGACAATTTCCGCCAGTTCTGCGTGGACAAGGGCATCACGCCTGTTCAGGCCCAGGCGCTGCTGGACTGGCAACTGGCCGCCAACAAGGAAATTACGGACGCGGCCATGGCAAAAGGCAAGGCCGAGCTGCAAAAGCTCTGGGGCAGCCGTTTTGAAGAGAACAGCGCCAAGGCTCTCAAGGCCGTGGTGGCCCTGGACAAGCGCATGGGCGGGCGGCTTTCCGAAACCATGGCTTTCAGCGGCATGAACAACAATCCCGTGCTGGTGGAGGCTTTTCACGCCATCGGCACGCTTATTTCCACGGACGCCCTTTCCGGCGGCCGGGCCGCCCCGGCCCCGGACAAACCGGAAACGGCCGAAGAAACCTACAACGGCATGTTCAATAAGTGAGGTGACCAACCATGCCCGACATGATCCCGCAGACTCTCAAGGAAATCGCCCTGGACAAGGCGAAAAAGCGCCCGGAACTGGTGGACTACCTCACCGAGGAGTCGCCCATCCTGGCCATGCTCAAATGGATTCCGGCCACGCACGGCCTCTGGAACGTGGAAGAAGTGCTGGCCAACGTGCAGGGCCCGGCCTTCGGCGAACTGGGAGCGCCCCTGCCCAGCATGAAGGCCGACACCAATTTGCGCCAGACCTACGTCTCCGTGCTGGGCGGCGAGATGGAAGTGAGCAAGGACAAGGCCGACCAGTTCGGCGGCGCGCCCAAGTATTTCGCCCGGCGCGAATCCGCCATCCTTAAAAAGGCGGGCAGCGACACCGAGTTGGCCATCTGGCGCGACCACTGGCGCAAGGCCGCTCTGGCCAGGAAACTCGTCAGCAAGGGCAAGGCCGCGAGCAACGCCTATACCGTCCTGGTGGTGCGTTTCGACAAGGAAATCAATATCGGCATCTATGATCCCACGGGATTCAACCAGGGTCGCCTGGTGGACATCACGCCCATCAACGGCGGCAGCCTCTATCACCTGCGCAGCCAGGAAGGCGTGCTGGGCTACGGCGTCGAATACCGTGGACGTTTCGGCTGGCAGAACCTTGCGCCCGAACGCGCGGTGCACGCCATCGTCAACGTCAATGCCGATAACCTGCCCGGCCTGGGCCAGTTGGAAGACGCCATTGCCGCTGTGCGCGGCACGGCGGAAAACACCTACATCTTCGGCCACCACAAAATCCTGCAGAAGACCATGAGCTCCATCAAGAAGGAATACCTGCAGATGACCGTCAACGACGGCTCCATGAAGACCGTCATCGGCGACATCAACGGCGTGAGGCTGGTGGGTTCCTATAATCTGCCCGACGGCACGGAAGCCGCCGTCAATTAGGAGGGGGAAGAATGAACAAGACCTTTGGATACGGCGCGGAAAACCGCTGGCATGACCAGTATTTCGAGAAAGGAATCACCTTGCCCGGCTCCGCCGGCGTCGTGTGCGCCAACGCCCTGGCCGTGGGGCAGCATGACGGGGCGCTTGCCGTCACGCTGGTTGCGGACGGCGCGGTGAGCATTCCCGCAGCCAAAAAACTGACCGTCACCATTCAGGGCAGCGACGCCGAGGGCGGCGCGTTCGCTGATATTGCGGGGGCTCCCGAAATGAGCGTCAGCGGCGGGGCCGGTGCGGCCACAATCTTTGGAGACGGTGAGACCATCGGAAAGCTGGTGCTGCCGGACATGGCGGCCTTCGCCAAGATTAAGCTCACCACGGACGGCGCGGCCACCGGCAAGGTGGACGTCTTTCTCAACTACCTGGCCCGGTAGCCAAAGCGAGGTTTGCCATGATTGCCCAGACCAGCGTCGTTGTCCGCTACATCGTAACCGCCGGGGTCTTGTCCTATGCCGTTCCCTTTCCCATCTACAGTGAAAAGGACGTGCGCGTAACCTTTTCCACGGACGGCAGAACGGAAACGGCGCTGGTTCCGGGCGCGGAGTATACGGTGACTGTACTGTCTTCCGGCGGCGGGACTGTCACGTTGGGTTCTGCCGGGATTGTTCCCATAGAGGCGGTACTGGCCGTGGCTTCCGCCATCCCGGCAACCCAGGAGGCGGACTTTTCCGCCACCACGGACGTGGACACCGGGGCCCTGGAAACGCAGCTCGACCGCCAGGTGCAGATGATCCGGCAACTGGAGGCCGAGCTTGACCGGGCGGTCAAGGTTCCGGCGGCCTCCGAGGAGAGTCCGGAAAGTGTCGCACGGGATATTTATACCGCCCGGGACGCGGCGGAAGCCTCCGCCGGGGCCGCGGGCGACAGTGCCGCGCGGGCGGCCCGGAGCGCGGCAAACGCGGCAAACAGCGCCGGGCAGTCGGCGGGCGCGGCCGCCGATGCCGAGTACTGGGCCGGGCGCGCCGAGGACGCCAGCAACAACGGCCCGGCCACGCCCGGGCACATCGGCGGCGTCAAACCCCGTCACGGCCTGTCCGTCATGGAGGACGGCACCCTGGACCTCAATACGGGCGACGGCCTGGAAATCGACGCGGCAAAAAACGCCCCGCGCGTCAACGCCTCCGGCATCCGGCACGGCGTCCTGGCCGTGGCGCACGGCGGCACCGGGGCCGACACGGCCCAGGGCGCGCGGGACAACCTGGGTCTCAGCGCCTGGCAGAAAGGCATGGAAGGCACCAATCCCCAGCGCCTGCGCAACGTTATCCTTTCCGGCCGGGAAAAGGACGGCTATCCGGCGTACCTCGTCGGCCAGGAATTCATTGACATGCAGCACGAGGACGGCGTGTACATCAGCAAGCGCGGCACGGTCAGCGCCAGCGGGGAATACAGCACCTCATACCGGGCCACCAAGCCCCTGCGCAACCAGCTTGTCTACCAGTCCACAGGCTGGCTGACGCCCAACACCGTGACCAGCGGCCAGTGGGAATACGCCTTTGCCGACCGGGCACACGTGCTCACGGGCCTCTATCTCCAGAATTTCGACAACTCGCCGCAGTATTTTCCCCGGAAATGGCAGCTTCAGGGCTGGAATGAAAGCAGCGGCCTCTGGGAGGACATCTACCGCCGCGACAATGACCAGGCCCTGCGCGGCAGTTCGGACAATCTCAAGGACAACGGGCGGATGTACTGGTTCACGGAAAATGCCACGGCCTACCGGCGCGTGCGCATCAATATCGAAAGCAACCACGGCGGCGCGTACTCGCAGCTTGCCGTCATCCGCCTGTACGAGGCGGTCATTCCCGGCCTGCACAAATATGACCCGGCCCTGTACGCCACGCCCGAAACGCCCTTTGCGGCCTCCGTGGCCTGCGGCCTGAGCGCGGACGGCACGGCCCGCACCCTGGACCGGCCCGTGAAAGTCACGGAGCATGTGGTTTTTGACGGGCGCAAGCTGGCGGAAATGAGCCGCAACTACATCTACGTCGTCCCGGCCGATGAAAGCACCGGCCGACTTCCGGACAATCTGGACGCGGACAGGGCCGTGCCCCTGCCCGGCAATGCGGCCTTTCTGTACGCGGACACCCGCAAACTGCACTACGGCACGCGCGGCGACATTGAAAAAGAGTGTTTCGCCCTGCTGCAATCCCGGCACACCGTGGCCTACGATCCGGTGCCCAACGGCATGTTCGAGATGAACCAGGGGGCCTGGAACCATCCGCTGTACTTCCAGAACGTGCGGGTGGACCCCACGGAAAAGCCACGGGGCGCGGCCTCCAGCTACAGGTTCACGGGCGTTGACAACTGGATCGGACCCAATGCCGACCTGACGGCGGCCCTGCTCGGCAAAAACGCCCATCCCTACAGCAACGAATGCACCGTGGAGCTGGATTTCAAGTGGAACGGACCGGCCCCGGAAACAACCGACGATTATTTTATCCTCTATGATAACGGATACTCTGCAAGCCGGGGCTGGGCGCTGGCCTATCACAACCGCAAAAAATGCCTGGCCCTGCATTGGGGCAGCAAAAGCATCAGCAACTGGTGCTACCACGCGCCGTTCAATGCCGCTGACGGCACATGGCATACGGTTTCCGTGAGCCAGCGCGATTCCAGCCTGTTCATCCATGTGGACGGCATTTGCCTCGGCGCGTTCAATTATGTGTCGCTCTGCAATCCCAATTACCGCTATTGGTTTCTGGGCCGCTGGATACACTCGGGCAGCCACCAATGGTACGGCCATCTCAATAATCTGCGCGTCACCCTGGGCACGGCCCTGTACCAGGGGCGGGATTACGCCGTGTCCCCGGCTTTCAACCGTGGCCCGATTCCCGACAAAACCCTGTGGTACGACGCCGCCGAAGGGGTGGTCAAGGAATGGCAAGCGGAGGCGGGCGTGTGGCTGAAAACGCCCATGCTGCCCGTGGGGCATGTGGATACCGGGCGAAAAGAGCACCTCATGACCGACCAGCCCAGGGGCACCTATCATCTTCAACCCACCAAATGGGTGACGGATTTTAAAACCGACAGCAGTTATGACGGCAATGCGGGGGCAAGCAGCCTGTTCAATCTCGGCTACGGCGGCGCACATGCCTTTTTGTCAGGGGGAACAAATGATGCGACGCATGCCGTGGAATTTATGCTTGAAAAGCCCCTGGCCTTTGAAAGCATGCTTGACTTTGTAAACACGCGCGGCAATTGGAACTCCTCATTGTGCAAATTCAGATTGTCAGGCCGCAACGCTGATGAGGAAGCATGGAATGTGCTGATCGACCGCAGCACTTTTATTGATGACGGAGCATTGCTCGGGGCGGGCGTATACGTAGCGCCCAACGGCACATCCCCCTATTTCGGCGGCTACAAGTCATTCGCCATCAGTGATCCCACGCCATATCGGCAGTACCAGCTGTACATTCTGCCCAAGGATGAAGTGCCGTTTTTCAAAGATTACAACTACACGTCGGTCCTGCTTACCTTCACCTTCCGTGACGCCCGGCCCGAGCTGCTGGGCATTTCCAGCTACGCCACGGGCGGGGCGTGGACCATCGGCCCCGTCCCGCTGGGCGTGAACACGGAGGCGGAAATCCCGGTTCCCTTCGGCAACCTGCCCTTTTCCGTGGACGGCTCTGTGGAGGAAGAGCACGACTACCAGGTCAGAAAGCGCAGGCTGGGTGAGATGTCCGGCTGGTACAACAGCGGGTATTACGTCACCGGTGAAATCGTGTACCGCAAAAGCGACGCCGTGGTGCTGGTCACGGGAAACCATGCCGTCAGCCAATACAACGGCGCGTACTGGAACTCGCCGTCCGTGAATACGCAAAGCAACAAGGCCAACTACTATCTCAGCCTGCAACGGAGGGGCGTGTGATGCAAATTCTTACCTGGCTGACGCCCGAGGATGAAATGTATTGCGCCGCAACGCCGCGCGCGGGCCGCGACACGGCCATCGCCGACAGGCCGGCGGACATGCCGCAGGGCCGCTACAACCGGGAAAACGGGCAGTGGGAACGGGTTTACGAAGCGCCCGGGCCGCAAGACATCAGCCTGGGCGAAGCCGAACGGCTGTGGGCCTGGGCCGAAGCCCAGGGCGAGGGCATGGCGGGCATCATTCTCAAGGCGCTGGGGCTGTAAGAGGTCGCCATGCGCGTAGTCCCGCAAAACCTTGCCATCGGAGCCACCTTGCTCCAGCCGTTGTGACGAAGGAGCTTTAGCCGTAGGCGAACCTTGTGAGCCATACGGATAAAGACAGCAACGCTAACTACGGATGGAGACAGCAGTTGGCTACTCTGTATGCGACGCAAGGAAATTGCTGTCGCTATCCGTAAGCGGCAGAGCCGCTAACGGCTACCGCGAGATGGGGGAAAGATGCGTAATCAAAAACCCAGCCAGCCGAAACCCTTGGCCATGATGGCGGCCAAAGCGACCCAGCCGCCGATCTGCCACTTGAGCAGGCGTATTTCCGTGCCCTTGATTTCGCCGCGCACCACTTCGATTTCTTTCAGCAGGCGCATTTCCGTGTTCTTGATTTCGCCGCGCACCACTTCAATTTCCTTTTGTAGGCGCAACTCCGTCTCGCGCAGTTCCGTCTTGACGGAGGTAATGTCACCCTTGAGGTTGGTCTTGACGTCGCTCACTTCCTGCGAGGTGGCAAGCGAACCGTCGCGTTTTTCCAACACCTCCACCAGCGCGTCGAACTGTTCCTTGGTGAACGCCTTTTCGAGCTTCTTTCCGGTGTCAAACAGCAGCATGCGGCCTCCGATGCCCCAGATTAGCTATAATATCAACCCTTGCCAACAGAAGAGTTTCATGCGTCAGAACCGCATCGGCAGCACTGCGGCCCTTGTGCGCGTGGGCGGGGCATACTCACAATGCAAACAGATCCGCATGGCTGCCCGTGCGCTCAAAACGCACAAAGCCGTCGCCGCGCGTGTAGAGCAAAAGCCAGTCTGGTTCCACGTGGGCGTCCATAACGCCCTTCCATGGGCCCGCGAGCATATGTTCACGGCAATGTCCCGGCAGAGGCTTGCCTTCCATGATCAGGAACATGATTTCCTTGAGCTTGCCCATGTCTTTGCCCCGCCGTTGCGCCAATCTCACGTCCCGCTTGAACCGGCCCGAATACGCAACGCGCATGTCTTATACGCCCAATTGTCTGAAAAGATCGTCAGCGTCAGCGGCCGTGTGGACATCCTCGCCGCGTGCGGATTTGTCCAGCGTTTCCTCAGTGATGGCGTTGGGAATCAATTCCAGGGGAAAGCGTCCGTCGCGGGCGATGCGCGTCAGAAGAATACGTACCGCGTCCGAAACCGAGAGGCCCATTTCGTCCAGCACCACTGCCGCTCGGGTCTTCAGGGCGGGATCCACGCGCGCCTGTACAAGATTGTTCATGATGTTCACCTCCTTGAAAAATGTAATTCATTTGTATGCTATTGGCAAGATCTGAACAGGGGAAGTTAGCTATGCGCCACAACCGTACCAGCATCATCAATACGGCCCTCATGCGCGTGGGGGCCCAGGGTGTCACCGCCGCTTTTCAGGATGCGCCCGCGGCTCAAACGGCTGCCGCCGCTTATGACCGGGTCCTGACCTACTGCCTGTCCCTGCATCCGTGGAGCTTCGCCATGCGGCATGCGGCCCTGGCCCGAGGCACGGAAAGCCCGGCGCCGGGTTGGCGTTACGCCTGGCCCCTGCCCGCCGACTGCCTGCGGGTGGTGACTGCCGCGGCGGACGGCGGGGAACAGCATATTTGCTACGCCCTGGCCGGAGATGCCCTGCAAGCGGATGCCGCCGCCGTGATTGTCAGTTACGTCAGTTCCGAAGCCGCATCATTCCCGGACGCTTTCGCCGATGCCCTGGCTTGGCGCGTGGCCCTGGAGATCGCCCCCTACGTGCAGCAGGGCGGCGGCAATGCCCGCGACTATCTGGAAATGTTCGAGCGTGCCCTGGACCGGGCCAAAGTGGAAAATGACGTCCAGCAGCGGCCCGAACGCGTCTGCCGGTCCTCCTTCCTTAAAGAGCGGATGGTTTTCTGATGCCCCTTTACCATATTCAGAATGTCCTCAACGGCGGCGAGATCACCCCCCTGATGCGCGGGAGGGTGGATCAGCCCCGCTGCGGCAGCCGTCGGCGAGTCTTCGAGCCTTACGGATGGCGACAGCAGGGTTACAGGAGCGTTTGATATGCCCTTATATCACATTCAGAATGTCCTCAACGGCGGCGAGATCACCCCCCTGATGCGCGGGAGGGTGGATCAGCCCCGCTACGGCACCGGCGCGCGCGAGATGCGCAACTTTGTTCCCATGCCCCAGGGCGGCGTCACGCGCAGGCCCGGCACGCGCTTTTTAGGCATGGCGCACGGCGACGCGGCGCGCCTGATTCCCTTTGTCTTTTCCGCGACGCAAGGGCGCATGCTGGAATTCGGAGATAAAACCTTGCGCGTCTGGCTTCCGGATGGCCGTTTGGTGGCGGATGAAAACGGTAAGCCGAAGGTTTTCGAATCCCCCTATGCCGTCGGCGACCTGCACGAGCTGCGCTTTGCCCAATCCGCGGACGTGGTCTATCTCGCCCATCAGGGCTATGCCCCGCGCAGGCTCTCCCGCCATGCCGATGACGACTGGCGCTGGAGCGAGCTGGCCTTTGTGCCGACCATCGCCGCTCCCGACAACGTCAGCCTGCAGGTCATCGACCGGGGATACAATGGCGACAACGCCACGCGCGTTTACACCTATGCCGTTACGGCCGTGGATGAGAAGACCGGGCAGGAATCCGGCGCCGGAGCCGAGGTCAGCATCACGGCCAAGGCCCTCAATTCCGTGAGCTACATCATCCGCGCCGCCTGGCCCGCCGTGGAGGGTGCGGCCTACTATCGGGTGTACAAAAAGAAATACGGCGTGTTCGGCTATATCGGCAGGTCCGACGCGGAATGTTCCTTTGACGATGAGAACATCGGCGCGGACACCGAGGACACGCCGCCCGAGCACAAGAATCCGTTCGCTTCGGAAGGCGACTGGCCTTCACAGGTCTTTTTTCACCAGCAACGCCTGGGCTGGGCCGCTACGGCCAACAAGCCGATTACCATCTGGCTCTCGCGCCCCGGTGACTTTGAAATCATGGCCGCGTCCACCCCGCCCAAGGATGACGACGCCATTGAAGCCACCCTGGCCGCCACCCAGGCCAACCGCATCGTCTGGCTGCAGCCGGACCGTCAGTCCCTGACCTTCGGCACCGAAGGCAGCGAATGGACGCTTTCAGCCGGTGAGGGCGTGGCCCTGACGCCCTCCAATGTCAGCTTTGAAATGCAGACCGCCAACGGCGGCGACAACGCGGCCCCGGCCGTTTCCGTGGGCGGCGGCGTGCTCTACCTCCAGCGCGGCGGCAAGGCTGTGCGCCAGTTCGCCTACAATTACAGCGCGGACAAATATCTGGGCCAGGACGTTACCATTCTGGCCCGGCACATCCTGCGCGACGCGGTCGTGACGGCCTGGGCCTTCCAGCAGGAGCCCTACGCCGTGCTCTGGTGCGCGCTTTCCGACGGCACCCTGGCCGGACTCACCTACATGCCGGAACAGGACGTCATGGGCTGGCACCGCCACGACACGGACGGGCGCTTTGAGGACGTGGCCGCCATGCCCGGCACGCCCGACGACCAGACCTGGTTTCTGGTGCGGCGGGGTTGCGGGCTTTGCGTGGAACGGCTGGACAGCTTCTTTGACTCCGATGAGCTGGCGGAAGCCTATTTCCTGGACAGCGCGCTCAATTACCAGGGCGCGGCGGTCACGCGGTTCAGCGGGCTTGATCATCTTGCCGGACGCACGGTTCAGGTTTTTGCCGACGGCGGAACCATTGACGGCCTGGCAGTGGATGCGGACGGCGGCCTGACCCTGCCCCGGCCCGCGTCCAGCGTGCATGCGGGCCTGCCGTACACGTCGCGCCTTGTGCCCAATCTGCCTGAAATTCAGACCCAACAGGGCTCAAGCATGATGCACAACCGCAAAATTTCCGCCGTGCGGCTCCGAACCTACCGCAGTATGTCCTTCCTGGCCGGGCTGGAAGGAAACCTTACCCCTATTGTGGACAGACATATCCGCTCCGGGGCGTTCCGGACGCAGCCTTTTTTCAGCGACGGGACAGACCTTGCCCTGGACGTCTGCGGCGGCTGGGCCGACGAGTCGCCGCTTGTCCTGGAAGTGAACAGCCCTGCGCCGCTGACTGTTCTGGCCATCTCCACAGCCGTGGATGCTTCTCCGTATTCCGGAAAGGGAGGGTTCTAAGATGGGCGCCACCGCGCTTGCGTTGACCATGGGCGGGCTTTCCGCCCTTTCCAGCCTGTCGCAGACGCGGCAGCAGAACCGCCAGGCCAAATACCAGCAGGCCCAGCTGGAAGCCAATGCGGCGGCCGCGCGCAATCAGGCCAAGATCACGGCTGAGAAAGGCCGCATTGAGGCGGAAAACCTGGACCGCGAGCGCTCGGCCCTGCGCCGGGAATACGCCGACGTACAGGCCGGAAACGTGGCCAACCTCGGCGCGCTGGGCGTGGACATGTCCAGCGGCAGCGCGGCGGCTTCCCTGGAGGGCAACGCCAACCGCTTCGCCGCGGACTATGGGGCCAACCGCTACCAGAAAGCCGTGGGAGAATGGGAAACCCGCGAGAACGTCAAGGCCCGGCAGGCCAGCGCCCAGAATTACGAGAACGCGGCCTCCTGGTACGGCTCCACGGTCAAGAACCTGGGGCAGTCCCTGCTCACCGCCGGGGTATCCGGCCTGGTCTCCGGCATCAGCGCCTACAGCCTGGCCGGTGGATTCGGCGGCGGGGGCGATGTGACCCAGGCCGGTAAAGGCTTTGTCAGCGGCAGTCAAAGCGTGCTGCGAAACCTTCAGGCCGGAAATATTCTCCGCAATGGCCTCAAAGCAAGCAGGAGGTAAGTCATGGCCATCCGCATTCAGCAGTACAGCGCGCCGCCCCGGCATATTCAGGCCGGAGACGTTGATCCCGGCTTTTCCCAACCCCTGATCCGCGACGCCGGGCGCTCCGCCGCCGCCGATCTGACCGACGCCATGCTCAAGGCGGGCATGCAGCTCACCGAAACGGGCATCAGGGAGTATGTCAGCCGGGAAACCACGCGGGTGTCGCAGTCGCTTTTGCGTATGCAAGGCGATCTGAGCGCCGAGCGCGACCGATATATGGCGGAACACCAGGGGCAGAACGCCATCAACGCGGGAGAGCATTTCAGGAGCTTCGCCGACGAAGCCATGCAGCGGCACTTGGAGGACGGACAATTCTCCGGACGCTTCCGCCAGATGTTTGCGCGGCAAGCCGTGGCTACCGGCCTGCACTTCACCGAGCAGGGGCAGGCCTACGGCCGACAGCAGAAGGAAGCCTGGGAAGGCTCCGTGCTCAAAGGCGAACTCGCCCACTTTGAAACGCTGGTAGCCAAGAATTACGACAATCCCGAACTAATCACGTACAACCTTGGCCAGTTGCAGGGACGCATCAAAGACATGCGGCCCGGCCTGGACAACCGGGAGATGTTTCAGCAATTGGATTCGTTGGCGGCCAAGGGGCGTCTGGACGGCATGCTGGCTGACGGGCGCTATGACGAGGCTGAAAGGCTGATGGGGGGCCCAGGCGGTGGGGGCGGGCGATTTTCTGGGCGACTCCCGGCGGATGTCGCGGCGTTGGCTCGAAAAGAAGCTGAAGCTCAAGGGCTGGATCCGGCTTTGGTCATGGCCGTCATGGCCCAGGAGAGCGGGGGCAGGCAAGATGCCGTTTCCAAAGCCGGGGCGCGCGGGCTCATGCAGCTTATGCCGGAAACGGCCAAAGAGTTGGGCGTCAACCCCGACGACGCCGGGGAGAATGTGCGCGGCGGCGCGACATATCTCAAGCGGATGCTGGAGCGATACAACGGCAATCAGGAACTTGCGCTCATGGCCTACAACGCCGGGCCTGGTAGTGTCGACGCCTGGTTGAAGTCCGGGACGGCATTGCCGCAAGAAACCCGCGACTATGCCCCGGCCGTGCTGCGGAGGATGGGACAGAGCAGTGCCACGGAGAAGCCGGAAGGCCGGCTTGAGGCCGGGAATATCGACCTGTTCAACCGGCCCGTGGTCAAGAATGCCGACGGCACCATCAGCACAGTACGCAGCATGTCCGCCAATTTCGACGGCAAGGAAGTCTTGCTCCCCACCGTCAGCGACGACGGCAAAATCCTTTCCAACGAAGAGGCCGTGGAGCAGTACCGGAAGACCGGCAAGCATCTGGGCATTTTCGACACGGCGGAGCATGCCACCGCCTACGCCAAAACCCTGCACGAGGACCAGGAACGCCTGTATGTCCCGCAAGATCGGCAAGCGCCCGCCCTGGCCGGACTCACGCCGGCCGACCGGCTGAAGTATCAGGGTCAAATCAGGACGGCGCGCCGGGAACGAGTGCTGGAAGCGGGACTTACCGCATCAGCCTTTGAGAATCAAATCTCCTACGGCATGGACAAAGGTGATTTTTCGGCCGCTGAAGCCACCGTCGCCAAGCTGGAAGGCATGGGCGCGCATAAGGAAGCCGGAGAGCTGTCCGAAAAACTTGCCGTCTCCAAACAGGCCCGCACGGCTCTGGACGGGACGCAAGGCTTGCCGTTGCTGGAGCAGGCGGCTGCCGCCAAGAACGATCTGGATGCTCTGATCACGCCGGGCAACGCTAAAGCTGTCGTGGCCATGCGCGAGAAAGTGGATTCCGTGATGGAGAAAAGAAAAAGCGCTTTTATCAAGGACCCGGCCGGATACGTGGCGATCCTGCCCGCCATGCAGGGAGAAATGGATTTTCAGGAGAGAGTGCGCCGCAGTCTCGCCTTGCAGGAGGAAACGGGGAAGGGGCTAGGTTTCACGCCGCGCGTGCTCCCGGACGCGGAGAGCACGCGCCTGCGCGCGGTGTATGACAAGCAGACCACGCCGGAGGGAAGGCTTCAGAACCTCCGGGGATTACAACAGCAGGGTGGCATATATTCGCAGCGAATGTTGACGGAAATGAAGATGCCGGAATCGGTTGTGGCTATCGCTCCGGCACTGCCAATCCTGCCGGACAAGGATTCTGGACTCTGGCTTACAGCCGCTGAAATTAAGCCGTCCGATATCCCCAATGTAAATGAAGACGCAAAGAAGAATGCCAGGGATGCCATAGCCAATTCCAGTGCCATGAGCTTTTTCTACGGCATGGCGCGAAAGTTCCCTACAAATACAGTTCTTCGGGACTTGGCAAAAAACATGGAAGCAACCGTTCAGAACGCCTTGCTGCTGGGCATGGAACCCGGCGCACTGGACAAGGCATGGTCTTCGGAGACAAGCGACAACTGTCTGCTGTTGATCCCGAAAAATGCCAATATTGACGCCAGTGATGCCGAAACTGCGTTGGCAAGCCAGCGAGAAGAGATCGCTGCCCGCCTGATGCGGGAATACCCCAAAAGCGGCGACGCCGCAAAAGACCGCACAGCCATGGCCAACCGCCGCGCACTGGCGCGGGAAGGCGTTTTTGTGTCCAGTAATAACGGTTTGTCCGCATCACTTCTTGATCCCTGGACCGGCGATCCCGTGTTCTGGCAAGACGGGAGCCCTGTGACGGTTGACCTGAACGACGCCTTGGCCGCCGCGCTTTCGGAGGAAGAGGAAGACGAAAATGATCTTTGAGCTGGCCTTTGCACACAAGAAACCATTCGACCTCCGGAAACTGGACGAAATGTCCCTGATGCCGACACCTTCCGCCGGGGAATACCTGGGCGAGCATGTGGCCCAGGCCTTTGACCGGACCATCCCCGGGCGCGTGCTGGAAGAGCAGGCCATTCTGGACGCCGAAAAGGCCGAGGGCACGTATGATCCCGACTATCTGCCGCAGCGGGAAGCGCGCGACATGTTCGGCTCCTTTCCGGATATGCCGGAACTGCGTCATGCGCACGCTATACCGGAAGATGAGTGGAAGGCGTCTCCTTACTATCGCAAGGGGGTGCAATATCGTCCGGACATGACCGCCACGCGGGCTCGCATCCTGTCGGAAAATTACGATGAGCGGCGCTTCCGGGAAGAACTCATTGCCAACGGCGACGCTGCCTACGGTCCGGGCGTGAAAGCGGCGGCTTTCGGGGCCATGTTGCTGGGCAGCCTGCCGGACCCGGTGAACGTTCTGCCCCTGGGCGGCGGCGTGCGGGCCGCTTCTTTGCTGGGCAAGGCCGGATTGAAAGCGGCCATCGGAGCCGGGGCCAAGGCGGGCATTGTGGAGGGCGCTGCGGGCGCACTGCTCTCCGACGCGCTGACTCTGCCCGATCTGGCGGCCCGGGGCGAAGACGTGGGCTTTGTCGACGTGATGCTGGACACTGCCTTCGGTGCTTCCCTGGGTGGCGGGCTGGGAGCCCTGGGCGGCGGCATCGGCGGTTATCTGGGCAAACGCCGAGCCCAGGCGCAAGAACTTTTGGCAGAGCGGGCGCTGCTTCGGCACGCGGAACTGCTGCGTGAGGCCGATGTACGGGAAAAAGCGGCTTTGGCCGTGACGACGGAGTCCGGCGCGCTGGACAATAATTTTCTCAATTCCGGCTGGCATGCCTTTGAGGACAACCCGGACGACTTCTTTCTGAGCCGGGTCGGACGCGACGGCGGGCCCGGCGCGTCGTTGGCGACACGTGCCGAGACTTTTTTCGGTCTCCTTGATGAAGTTGATCTGGGCATCGCCCGGCGTGATCGCTGGCGCATCTGGACAGCCGAGTTTCAGAAGCAGCTCGAAGATGCCGGGTTCTCTTCCCAGAAGGCGGAATCATTCAGTGACGTGCTGGGCGCGCACGCCGAGGTCATGGCCCCCATGTACGGCATGGAGCCGGGGCAGTGGCTGGAGCACAGGCTTGCGGGTTTCCGGCAGATGAGTCCGGAAGAATTTGCCGCAGTACGCGAGGGCTTTTTATATGACGCGCCCGGACGCGAAGCGGCGGACTTGCGGCAAGCCACAGGCGAAGGACGGGGCGCGAACCCCATTGCCGACGCCGTCTGGGGGCAGCTTGACCGCGCGGCTATCCGTGAGGGCTATGGCCAGGACGTTGTACGGGCCATTGAGGAGCGTTACGGGCGAGGCGTGTTTGCCAAGACCAGCGGCGGGAAGGCCAAGGACCGCGCGACCCTGAGCAATGACGGTCTGGCTTCGGAGCTTTCCCGGCGCGGGCTTTTGCCGGAAGGCTCCAGCCTGGACGATATGGTAAACTATCTGGCCACGGGCGAAGGCGTGGACACGGGCCGGGCGCTGTATCAGCCCGCCGACATGGTGCGCCCCCTTCCCCAACGCTTCGCGGATATGCCCACCCTGGAGGCCGACAGCTCGCAATGGTTCGGCAAGGGGAAGGAGATTGAGGCCGACAAGAAGAATCTACGCAAGAATATCAAAGAATGGGCCAAAGAACATTTTTCCAGAGATACAACTGTCTCCAATGCGGATACGGGATGGGATGTGCGGGTAACGCCCAAGGGTATCGAAAACTCGCTTTCGCATGGATTTGATGAACCACTGGCCCGTTCCGTGCCCTTCATTCCGCAGATTGTGGAAGGCGGCATTCATGTTGCGACCACAGAGAAAAAAAGCCGGCCTCATGTCGCATATTTTTGCGAACAAGGTCAGGCTGGACGGAAATGACTATGTAGTGGGCTTTGTGCTGCGCGAGGATGATAACGGGAATCGTTTTTATGACCATGAGCTGACGGAAATAATCGACCCCGGTTGGTTATACCGGGACCCGCTCTCCAAAAAGGAAACGTTGTACACCGGACCGGCCAACCGGGGTCTTGACCCCGATCGGCTCGCACCGGGCAGAGACACTTCCGAAGAAGCCTTGGGACACCGGACCAATCGGGGTGATGTGATGAACATACTCCGGGAAAAGCTGGGCGTCAATGACGGTAGCGGACGGATTCTGTTCCACGCCGCGGACGGCGATCCGGCCAACGCGCGCGGGGCCATCGTCTTCCGGCCCGAGGACGGCCAAGCGCTCATTGCCCTGTTCAAAGGCAAGCGGGACATTTCCACAGTCATTCACGAGGGCGCCGGGCATTTCTTCCTGGAAAATCTGCGCGACGCGGCGCAACAACCCAATGCTCCGGCATGGGTACGCGAAGGCTGGCGGGATGTGGCCAAGGCCATTGGCGCGGACGCTGACGCAGCCAAGACCGTGCCTGTGGATGCGCATGAAAAATTCGCGAGCATGATCGTAGACTACTTCCGGCGCGGCGAAGCCCCCACCCCCGTATTGACCACCACATTTCAACGGTTCGCGCGCTGGCTGACGCGGATTTACCGGGCGTTGACGCGGCAGGGCGATCTGGAAGGCATTTCGCCGGAGGTGGCGCGGACCATGGACCGGATGCTGGCTACCGAGGACGATTTGCGCGCCAGGGAAATCAACCGTCGTGTGGACTCGGCCCGCAATGACGACGCCGATCTGCTGCGGGCCGGTCTGGCTGGGCGGGAAAAGCGCGACATCATGCGCGCCCAGGAAAAGGCTCTGGCGGATATGAGCGCCGGGCGGCCCGTGGACGTGGGGCCGGTGTTGCGGGAGTCGCAGGCGCCGGACAAGGCCGGAAATCTGATGCGCGATTTTCCCCTTGATGGCCAACCTGCATCGGAAGCCACCGGCTCTGCCGTCAACTACGCTGTGGAGACAGCCGACGATTTCCCGCCGGCACCGGAGCGGGCACGTGGCGAAGCGGCGGAAGCTGCGGACGCGCAGAACCAGGCCGCCGTCGACGCCGATGTGGAAGCGCGGCTTAGCGATCTTGAGGCGCAGGGCAAGCTGGACGCGGAAGATGCGGCCCATCTGGCGGAAGCCGCTGACCGGCAGGCTCGCGCCGCAAACTATGATGAATGGGGACAGTCTGTTCTCGAATGCGTGTGGGGGATTGCATAATGGCTTTGAATAAAAATGATTGCATTGCCGCCGTTAAACAGGCCGGGGCGTCTGAGCTGGAGGCCCTCGACATCGTGGACATGCTGCTGGAGCAAAAAGCCCGGTTGAAAGCCTCCGGCGACCTGACGCCGCAAAACCTTTCCCGCGCCTGGAGCGCCACCGCCGAAGGTCTGGCGCGCCAGCGGGCGATACAGCGCCGCCGCACTGCCCTGGGGCTGGTCAAGTTCCGCGAGGCTGCGGGCTTCGTTGATTCCGCCAAGGCCCAGGGAGTTTCGGCCATGGAAGGCATTCAAGCCCTGATGGTGGGCATTTCAAGACGGTTTGACGGAGCGCGTCGTTCTGTATCCGCCTTGCGGCAGGGCATCTTCAAATCCTGGGCATCACCCATGCTGAGCGAACTGGAGGCCGTCGACAACGGCGCGGCCCTGCGCCTCATGCGCGAAGACAAGGCTTTTCATGACAGCGTATTCCGCGAAATGCGCGAACCGGACAGCACGGGCGACAAAAACGCTCGCGCCATTGCCGACATCTTCAGCCGCTACACGGAGCAGAGCCGCGTCCGGCTCAACGCCGCCGGAGCGGACATCGGCAAACTGGACGGCTGGACGCCGCAGACCCATGATCCCTATAAGCTTATGGCGGGCGGCGAGGCCGGGCGCGCGAAATGGGTTGATTTCATGCTGCCCCGTCTTGATCTGGAGCGCACTTTCGACGGCGTGGGCCTGGTGGACGCAAACCGTGCCCGCGAGTTGCTTAACGGCGTGTACGATACCTTGACCATGGGCAGGAATCCGCACATGCCCGGCGACTTCACGGGCGGCGGCGCTTCCGTCCCCGGCCCGCGCAATCTGGCGTCCGGCATGGGCAAGAGCCGCGTGCTCCATTTCAAGGACGCGCAAGGCGCGCTGGAGTATCATGACGCCTACGGACGCGGCAACATTTTCGACGCCATGCTCCGGCATCTGGAGCAAGACGCGCGGGCCCTGGCCCTCATGGAACGGCTGGGGCCAAATCCGCAGTACACGCTGGAAAGACTTCTGGCTCATGAAAAGCGCGCGCTCAAGGACAACGCCGTCCTGACTCCCGAAGAAAAAGCGCGGCAGATGCGGGAGTTGGACAATGCCTTTTCCGGCGGCATCATCCGCCAGGGCAGGGTTTCCGCATGGCTGGCGGAGCTGACAGGAGAAACCAACTGGGCGGCGCATCCCACGCTGGCCAGAGTCGGGGCTGTGTTGCGCGCGTCGCAAAATCTTTCCAAGTTGGGCGGCGCGTCCCTCTCGGCCATTGCCGACGTATTCACCAAGGCGGCATCCATGCGCGTCAACGGCGAGACATGGCCCGGGGCTATAGGGAAAAGCCTTGCCCAGTATATCCAGGGATTCAGCGGCAAGGAAAAGGACGTCGCCCGACAGTGCGGGGCCTTTCTGGATCATGTGCGCGGCGACATCGTTGCCCGCTGGGATGACGCCAGCGGCATGCCGGGAGTGCTGGCCGACCTTCAGGACAAGCTCTTCCGCTGGAGCGGTTTGAACTGGATCACCGAGCGCGGCAAGGCGGGTTATACGCTCTGGTTGTCGGAGCACCTGGGAGAAGCGTCCGGCAAGGCCTTCGATCAGTTGGACGGACCACGCAGGGCCATGTTGCAATACCACGGGGTGGATCCGGAACGCTGGGAGGCCATGCGCAAAATGAGCCACCAGGCCGAGGACGGCAAGGCCTACTTCACGCCGGAAGCCGCTGCGTACTTAACGGACGCCGACCTTGCGCCGCTCTTGCCGGAGCATGCGAAGAACGCGCCGCCGGACGTCCAGGCGCGTGAGCTGGCCCGTATCCGCGACAGCCTGCGCTTTGACAGCATGGCCATGCTGGCCGATGAAACCGCCTTTGCCATCATTGAGCCGGACGACGCTACCCGCGCCATCATGCGCCAGGGCACGCGGCCCGGAACCGGGGCGGGCGAAATCTGGCGGGCCATAATGCAGTTCAAATCCTTCCCCATAGCCTACATGCAGCGCGTGCTTGGCGGCCGCCGCTGGGTACGCGGCGATTTGCAAAAAGGCATGCGCTACGGCCCGCGCAATCTGCCCGGGGCGGTCGGGGATGCGCTGACGCGGGATATGGGCGGACTCATGGGTTTTGTGCTCAGTTCAGTGGCCTTTGGCTACGCGTCCATGACGCTCAAGGATCTGGCCAAGGGGCGGAAGCCGCGCAGTCTGGCCCACAAGGAAACCTGGCTGGCCGCCGCGATGCAGTCCGGCGGAGCGGGCATTTTCGGGGACATCCTTTTCGGCAAGGTCAACCGTTTCGGCAACAGTTTTGCGGAAACCGCAGTGGGGCCGCTGGGCGGGCTCATCGGTGACGCGGCCACCTTGGGCGGCCAGCTTGTGCGCGGCGACATGGCCGATGCCGGAGAGGACACGTTGCGCCTGGCCATGGGCAACGCGCCCTTCATCAACCTCTGGTACACCCGCGCCGCCCTGGACTGGATGCTGCTCTACCATGTGCGGGAAATGATGTCGCCGGGAACCCTGCGACGCACGGAACGCAAGATGAAAAAGGAGTTCGGGCAGGAGTTTCTTTTTCCGCCGTCGCAATTCATCCGGCGGGGTGGGGGATTCCGGTAGAAGCTTCGGGAGGCTCCTGTAGAAATTTTCGGCTCCGTCTAGAAGAGAGCCCCATGAAATCCGAGGGAACTCAAAGCTAGTTGAGAAGGCTATCAATGGTTCTTTTGAAATCCTTGATTCTGTCTTCGAGATTACGGAGCTCGTCGTTGTTCTGATTCTTTTTTGGGGAAGGCTTAGTTGACTGCGTTGAAAAAATTTCTTCCATTACTGGAAATTTGATTTTTTGGTTTTGTTTTTCACGTAACTCTTGAATGTATGGACTATATTCAGTAGCAATACTTGCTTCTATTTCTTTGTATGAATGATCTATAAGTATTATATCAATAAAAAATATACTTATTACGATAAGTAAAAAATTAATTAGAATTTTAAAACTTTTTCTTTCTCTTATTATATAAAAGTATCGCATTGATATAAAAATGAATATTAAAATTGAAATAGAAATAATGGTTAGAGTTATACTCTTCTTTTTGTTTTTTATCTCTGACAGCATCACTTGTTCTGTGATATACGGTGATTCATCTATATCTTGTGGGGTTAGGCCTGGTCTATCTGCAAAAGCAGATTCAAACACACCGATCTGAATATAATTCCCTGGTTGTTGCGAGGGCGCAGAGGTGTCCGCTCGAGCCACCGGCGCAATCACGCACAAAAGGAGAAGCGCCAGCAGCGCACAGCCCACAAGTCTTTTCATGGCTTAATTTTAAACGGCCTTGGGGGCTTTGACAAGCAAGCACGTATAGATTTGGCAGGGGCGAGGGGCACGGAAACGCCATGCGGAGTATTTGCCTCTGAGGGCATACGACAGAGAAAAAGGAGGTTTATTTGATGGCAAATCCAAAGCAATTTTGTCCAGAGTGCGGGTTGCAAACACTGCGATGTGTGCAAACCGTCGCCACCGGTGTCGAGGGACATCCTCTGGAGTCGTCCCGGTTGAGCGTCTGGGAGTGCCAAAACCCTCAGTGCTCGGCACGTTTTCAGCTAGACACGCCGGAAGGAAGACTAAAGAAAGTCCGGCGAAATTTTCTGAATGTGTAATCATGGATGGCCGCTTGGGTTCGTGCATAGTTCGTCCGGGGATGGCTTTTGTGGGATACTCCTCCAACCCACAGGCCAACGACGGCAGGGCACACGTAAATCATTGGAGGAACAATGAGCAACACGACTTTTCAGAATGCGGAGCAGAGTCCTTCGGGCATTAAAGGCCACATCTGTATTTCGTTCAACGGCGGGGACTGCTGTTGCGGATCCAGTTGCGTCCCGCTGGCTACTCCTGAAGTGCCGGGAATAGTCATGCCGAGGCACGGCTTGACCATTGATGAACAGGGAGCGTTGGACGTGGATTTTTCTCAACTGCCTGCGGATAGATTTAAGGAGCTGTTGCAAAGTCTGCATGTTCCGATGCCGCTAAGTGCCGATATGGATTTTTTTATTCGCCAGGATGGCAGCGACAGCAATACCGGGCTGACGGACAGCCCTGAGGGTGCGTGGCGCACTATTCAGCATGCGGTCAACTATGTATCCGAAAATTATGACCTCAGAAGTTTCCGCGCAATCGTACATCTCGGGGCAGGCTCCTGGAGCGAACGCAGTCTGTGCGTACCGGCCATGAAGGCCAGTACCGGGAAGCTGACCATTCTGGGTTGCGGCGTCTCAAGCCAGGGCAGACGCATCTAAAAAAACGCGGCCAGCGTGTTTATAATTTAATTATTTAAAATAGTTAATAGAATTATCTGACCACGCTACGGAGTTAGGCAAAGCCACCTTTGCTCCGCCGGAGCGAAGCGCAGGCGGATGGCTGGTGCCGGGAGAATCCTAAAAACTAAGATTTTTCGGCGCTGGCAAGGAAAATGGCGCTTTTTGCGCGGAATGTACTCAAGTACATGAGCAGCAAAAAGCCCCAGATGACGTCGCCAGCGCCAAAAAGGCTGGTTTTGACGGATAATCCCGTCAAATAAGAGGTCAGCAAAAGCTGAAATTAGATGCGTCTGCCCTGCGTCTCAAGCAGTATTCTGTTGACTCAGAACTATGACCTTTATTTTAGCTTTGGCGCTGATATTATTTTCGACAACGTCCATTTTGTCTGTTCCGGTGGCGGGGGGGATGGCCGATTGCTGGTGCAGAATTCCCATGTTCATTTGAAAAGTGTCTTTTTACAGGCGACATTACATCCGGAAATCCGCTGACTTGCTCCGCTGGCGGCTATATTAGCATAGCTGAAGGGTGCGAGGTGTCTGTAAATGCAAATTCGGCGATGGCCGTGGCAGACGGGCGCATCGTGATCCAAGGCGACATGAAGATTTCCGGGACGTACACGAGATCTGTCGTATTTGCCATGGCAAGCGGCAAAATTCTGCGCTACTCCGGCACGCTGCCTGTGATCACTGGCTCAGCCACAGGAGTGAGGTACTCTTGCAACTCCAACGCCTTCATAGATTCACAAGGGGGAGGGCCGAACTATTTCCCCGGCACGTCCTCCGGAGTTACGTCCACAGGAGGCCAGTATAGATAGTTTGCCGTTCGCCGTGGCCGCAGGTCCTCTGTCGGGGCGGGAAACCGCTCCGACAGTTTGTTTAGGGGCTTTAGCGGTTGAGCGTGCATGGTGCTTGAAACAAGCAATCACCGCAGCCCCAGGAAGAAGGAATGGCCGGGGGATGTTCGGAATCCTTTGTGCCCTCAACTTTGAGGTGAGCGATAACGCCGACGGCACGGGTCAGTCCTTCGCCGCTTTCAAACTATCCAGATAATCCGCCCATTACTGCATCATGCGGCGGCGCTCATCCAGATATAGGGCATGGTTATATGCGCGCCGCACACTGTCGCGTTCCCCCGTGGGCGAGTTGTGCCTCGATAATGTCCGACCTGTACCCTTGTTCGTTGAGCAGAGTAGAAGCCATGCTCCGGAAACCATGAATTGTCATCTCCCCCTTAGTGTAGCCCATACGCCGCAGCGCATTGAGCAGGCCCATATTCGACATGCAACGGGTCATGGTGAAGGGGGAGGGAAACAGCAGCAGGGATCGCCCCGAATATTCGCGTAGGGATTCAAGCAGTTCTAATACTTGCCGGGCCAGCGGCACAATATGGGGGCGGCGCATCTTCATGCGCCCGGCGGGGATGAGCCACTCAGCCCTGGCAATGTCTATCTCTGCCCACGCGGCCCCGCGCAACTCAACGGAGCGGACGAAAAGGTAGGGGAGGGTTTGCAACGCATGGCGGGTTATAGGGTCGCCCTGATAGCCGTCGATGGCTTGGAGCAGCCGTCCTATGGCTGCCGGGTCGGTTATCGTTGCGTGGTGCCTGTCTTTGGGGATTGGGGGCAAAGCTTCGTGCAGGCCCGCCGCAACGTCGAATTTTGCATATCCGACAATCCGAGCATATCTGCAAATTTTCCCTATAAGTTGGGTCAACCTATGAGACATTTCAACAGCACCCCGGCTCTGTGTGTGCCGGACCGCTTCAAGGATATGAGCAGGCTCCAGGGTTGCAAAGGGGATGCTTCCAATGAACGGGAAGATATGATTTTCCAACCGTGAGAGCAGTTGTTTTTTATAGCCCTCGGTCAATTGTGTTGTCTTTGTCGCAAACCACTCGCGCGCCACGGTTTCAAATGTCCTGGTTTTTTCTTCCGCAATGACAACGGCGGCGGCTTTGACTTCCTTTTTGTGCTCGCTAGGGTCTACGCCGTGGGCCAGCAAGGTTCGCGCCTCATCCCGCCGCTTGCGGGCCTCTTTCAAAGAAATGTCTGGATACACGCCTAAGGCCAACGTTTTTTGCTTGCCGCCGAAGCGATATGCCAAGCGCCAATACTTCCCGCCCTTGGCGTAGACATGGATATAACGCCCGCCGCCGTCCGCCTTTTTCAGTGTGCGGCCCGTGGCCTTCAATCCCCTCAACAGCGTGTCTGACAGTGCCAT